CGAGGGGTAAGAGTACAAGTGGAATTAGCCGAAAAATTACGAAAAGAAATGCAACTCCAAGAAAAATCAATATTGTCGGCCATACAAAAAGAATCAGGAATAGACATAGACATTTGGGCAGCACGCCAGATTGCCAAAGCTTTCGATAAGCTGAAGATAGAGTATCCGCGTACTCCGAAATCTGGTGAACCGTCATTTACTCAAAACTGGTTGATTAATTGTAAACATAAAATTGCTAAACTTGTCGTTAAGGCGAGAGAAATAAATAAATTTCACAATACCTTCTTATCTTCTATCATGAAATACCAGGTCAAGGGAAGGATTCATGCAGAAATAAATCAATTAAGAGGAGACAACGGAGGAACGGTATCCGGTAGACTAAGTATGTCGAACCCTAATCTACAGCAGGTCCCGGCTCGCAACAAAGAATTTGGTCCTCGTATTAGATCCTTGTTCATTGCCGATGAAGGACATCAGTGGGGATCTTTTGATTACTCACAACAAGAACCACGTATGACTGTTCATTATGCTGCCTCTATTGGAAATGGGTATGAAGGAAGTATGGATCTTGTGGAAGCTTATCATAAAGCAAGCGCTGACTTTCATCAAACAGTGGCAGATTTAGTAGGAATAGAGAGAGTTCAAGCTAAAACTATAGGACTCGGTCTTATGTATGGAATGGGTAAGAATAAACTAGCTACCTCTTTAGGTGTATCCAAAGATGAAGCAACATTATTAATTTCTAAATATAACCGGAAAGTTCCTTTTGTTAAGATGCTATCGGACCGTTGTATGCAAACAGCTAATGAAAAAGGAGTGATTCGCACTAAAAAAGGTAGGAAATGTAGATTTGATCGTTGGGAACCTAAAGATTTTGGGCTTCACACGGCTGAAATATTTGATAATGCGGTCGCTAAATATGGACGAGACAATATTAAAAGAGCATATACCTATAAAGCTTTAAATCGTTTAATACAGGGATCTTCAGCGGATCAAACCAAACAAGCTATGCTTGCATGTTATGAAGCAGGCTATCTTCCAATTTTACAAATTCATGATGAGCTGTGTTTCAATGTTAACCCTAAAGATGTCAAAAAGATTAAAGAAATTATGGAAGGATGTATTCAATTTAAAATTCCATTTGTAGTAGATACTAAAATAGGAGGATCTTGGGGTGAAGCCAAATGATGCAGCTTATATAGCGGGTTTATTTGATGGTGAAGGAACCGTCACATGTAAATCCTATAAACGAATACGTCATGACCGGGCTAAGCGTCCAGTCCATAATGTATTCTTTATTAGATGTGAAATTGCGCTAACAACTTCAGATGCTGTGACCTGGGTTCACCAAACGGCAGGCTATGGATGGTACAGAGAAAAGAAATATTATAATCGGCCAGCTCATTACAAAAGACAATGGCGTTGGGCTTGTGGATATCGAAACGCTTTAAAATTTGCCAAAGAAATTGTCCCCCACTCAAAAATAAAAAAACAAGATCTTCAAAATATTATTGACCATTATGAAAAACCAAAAACTTTGGAAGGTTAATTTTGGTGATGATGTAGGACTTCCTAACATTTGCGATCGCAATTGTCCAGGGTGCTATGATGACTTTGGCCTTAGCGATCTAACCAGTTCTCCTCCGGATAAAAGAAATGAGCTTTTTAATCGCTTAGGTGAAAACTGGTTTCCGGATAATTGGAAATTTAAACCTCAGTGGAAAGACGCTATTAAAAAACATTTTAAAAATTCAGAAAAATATAAATTTTTTTTCTTTACCGGAAGAGGAGATCCTTTATTTTATATGCCTTGTATCCAGGCCTATATGAAAACTTATAAAGATCTTAACTATGAAGGATATGCCAGTGTCTCGACAAGTGCCTCGTTATTAACTGAGGAACGATTAAAGAGCCTGGTCAAATGGGGAATTAATGAAATTAATTTTAATCTAGTCGCTACTAATTTTAGCCAGGAGACCTTTTATAAAATGGAAATGGCTAAGCGAAAACTGAATGTTGCAGTAGAACTCCCCCTCCTAAACATTTATGAAAAACAACTTTTGGAACATTTACCCTTCTTAAATTTTGTAGGTCTCAAATGTCTAATCCTTTCTACTACTAGAATCTATTCCAAAGCAGGCGCAGAAAAATTACAAAAAGTAATTCCCAAAACGACTGAGGTTACAAAATTATCTGAGCGACAAGCTATTATTAAAAATAAACCCATGGCGGACAGAATTATGAAAGAGATCAAAAAAAGAAAATATAATATAGAGGTGATTATCAATGAGTGAGGCACAATTTTTATTACAAAAGATTCCAGAAGGATTATTAATACATCCTTGGTACAAATTATTTAAAGAAAAATTAGAACTGGTTTTTTTTAAAACGATAAAAATGCCTGACAAACAAATTCAACTTTCAAAAGAAGGGTTATTAAATCCTCCTATTTTGTATAAAGGAATATTAGTCCCCAACTTAAGTAAATATGCAGTAGCAACTTTAGCTTATGCCCCAGGGACCAGCGATGAATTTAAATTTTTTGCAGAAATGAATAAAGAAGTTCTACGTCTTCATAGAGAAGGGGGAGTTCCAAGTTTTGAGTTTTTGTTTGGAAAAAAAATGCGTAGTTACACTGAAAAGGTTATGCACCTTTTAACCGCAAATATTAGAAAGAGTTAGTACTTATTCATCGTTCACTTCGTCTTCTAATTCATCAATAGCTTCGGTTAGATCTTCTCGAAGTGTTTCTTCTTTAGCTTCGATCTTATCTATTTCAGCCATAATTTTCTTTATCTTTTTTATCGTTTTTTTCATGTTGCAATCGAAAGTTTTTCCTCTTGTTCTACCTCATTATCAACTAACTTTTTAACATCTTTAATTTTAATATCTATCCACTTCATTTCCTCACGTTGCGATGTTAAAGCTTTCTTGGCCCACTTGTGTTCCAGGTCTAACTTCGTTTGCACCAGTTGGTGTAGTGCCATCCGTTACCTCCTCGTAAGTTATTTGGACTCTTTTTCTTTGGTAAAAGCCCACGTCTTCTTTTATCTTTACAAGACCATCAGAAGCCTTTTTAATCAAGATTTTAAAGGCATCCATTATGTCTTTAGCCTCGATTGTCTCAATATACAATCGTCCTTGTACTATCACTCTGAGACGATAGTACTTCATAAGTAATAATAAGGCATCTTGGGATATAATGTCAATACTTTTATCATAAACTGCTTATAGGATTTACTCCTATACAATATAGCTCTAGCTCGCTCACAGAGGCATCCTGCTTGCGATAATATAGCTTAGCACCATCCAGGTAGGACCTTGCTGCTTTCATGCATGTACGCTCGCTAGAATAGTGAATCTGAGGGGTATGGTAAATGTTCCAGCATTTATCGAAATCTTCAGGAACTGTAATACAAATATGACCAAAAAGAATGAAAGCCGTGAATGTCATCTCGGAACCCTATATTAATCTTTAATAAGTAGCAACACTCTTAAAATATACTTCACTTTTTTATTGACACTCCTATGTTTTATCCCATATAAATGAGAAAATTATAAATATGGCCAAAAATAAAATAGATAAATCCATTTTAGTGGATGCAGAAAATCAACCAAAGATTACGGATCGGGAAGCCTTTGCTGCTAAAATAGCAGACCAACAAGATAATCCAACCATAGCAGATGAAACAAAATATGACGTTGAGACTCCCCAACTTAAACCTTTTGGACGCGGAGGCTTCGGCCAGGGTAATCCCAATGATCCGATGTATCTCAAAGATCTACAACGTAACAGAATTCTTAAGAAGTTAGATCTAATTAAGGATAAACTAGGAGATATGAAACAAATCATAGTACTCTTAGAGGAACAATTAAACAAACTAACATGATGGAGAAAACATGGAAATAAGAACCAAGGACGAGATCGAAAAAGAAAACGTTCTTCTTCGACATAAGTATAAAACGCTTCAGCTAAAGTACGACATGGTTAATAATGCTTTAAAAAAATTAAATTTATTAACTCAAAGTGAAATTAGTAAGTTTAATACTTGGGCGGAAGGATTTACTAAAAAAACGGGAGGAGAAAAACATGGACATAACTAAGTGGAAAAGTGTAGCCGTTAAAATTGAGGACTACAAACTACTGAAAGGAATGTGCAAAGAAAAATTTAGAGCACCCGCAGGGATGATTTCTAAATTAGTCGATGATTACATTAAATTTCGTGCCAAAAAAGATGGCATATCCGTAGACGCTTATAAGAAGAAACTAAATGGCAGATAACGATAAGATTACCATTCCTCTCCAAGAGTATGATGAACTTACCCATACTAAAAAGTTTATTGATGGAAAAGAAATAGCTAAAATCGCGGATAGTTTAGAACAAATCGCAAGAGTTCTAAGGACGTGGATTAATGGCTTCCAATAATAATCTTAATCAAGATGGCCTGCATCCAGTCGATGTGGAGCGTTTACACACGCTCAAGGATATGGGTGCAGAAGAATTTACGGTACGTTGGCAGCATAAAGATCATTTGCTTATTTTAAAAGTTAACGGAGTAGAACGAAACAGAATAGTTTTAAATTATGCGGAAGGGAAATTTAATGAATTACTACAATGGGTTAAGAACCAATTTATATTGTGGCGTGCAAAAGATAATTAAATTTTTTAAAATTTTATTATGGGGTTGGTATTCTTATGAAAACAAAAACGATAAACATAGATCAAATAACACTACAAAAGGATGATGCCTGTATGGCTAAAGGAGACAGTTACGAGGAAATCCCTACCTATATCAAACATTGGGAAGAAGCAAAGACTGATGGCTGGGAAATTAGAATTCTATCAGAAACCGGATTAAAAACGATTCGTTGTAAATGGAAAAACTATAGAAGATCCGGATTACTTAGAGAAGAAAAAGGCGCCTGTATTATTGGGAAAATGAAAAAAGATCGCTCTAAATCATGAGAGATAAAGTTGAAGATTATATTTATGTTCATAATTATATTCCCATAGAACTATGCAAAACATTAATTAATGAATGCAATAAAAAAGACTGGAAAAGACATACATGGGTAGGTTACACCGCAGACAGGAGAAAGAAAACATCTAACGCAGATAATCTTGCCATGCAATGTACAGAAGAACAACAAGAGAAAATTGCTCCTTACCTCATAAACGCTTTAGAAGATTATCAAATTAAATATTCGGTTCCAGGGGAGCACACCGACACACGTTGGATTTCTAAATTCTCTCCCATACGATTTAATAAGTACGTTGTGGGTACTATGATGGCAGTACATTATGATCACATCCATAGTCTATTTGATGGTCATTTAAAAGGTATTCCAGTTCTTTCTATTGTTGCAAACTTAAACGAAGATTATGAAGGCGCAGAATTCATGCTAAGAGATAAAGAGATTAAATTGAAAACAGGAGATATACTTTTATTTCCATCAAACTTTATATATTCACACCAAGTAAAAGAGGCAACAAAAGGTATTCGATACTCATTTGTAAGTTGGGCTTATTGATGCAACCTAAAATTTTAGCGGTGTATAATCTCTGTGGTTTAAAAAAAAATAACATCTCTATTTGGCGAGATTATCTTTATAAATTAGCCACGCAGGATTATCCCAATTTTGATCTAGCGGTTTCAGCCTGCAACGTCGATCACCCAACGAAGCAGATCTTAAGAGACCAGGTTTCTCATTTTAATCAATCGATTCAACATGGTTGTAAAGAAGCGCACGTTAATTTTATTGATGATATCTTACCGGCCCAAGTTACGTTTAATAGAACGTGCCAGTTATATGCTCATGAAGAGTATACCGGAAAAATTAAATATGATGCTTTTCTTTATGTCGCTTCGGATGTGGAATGCACAGATCATCTAGCGATTCAAAAGCTGACTGATTTTCATTTTGCAGGACCGGATGATAAAGGTTCGTATGGTCATACGGCTGCTTACGTGGATAATGATCATGGCTTGCAGTATCATCATGACCGTCGTAAAAAAATTGAGGAAGGAAAGAATGTAACCTTTGATCAAGGTCATGCATTTCATACCCATTTTAATTTAATCGATAAAAGTGTTTACCAAGCGTTTGGTAATCGTTGCTTGCCGGATATTTTTGCAGCTTTTTGTGCCGAGAGTGTTTATTGTTATATTGTCGCTGCAGTAGACAAACGTCTTGGAATGTTAAACGCAAAAGACTTGACTCTTCATCACATTGACAACCTGGATGGTTGCTCTGTTGGCTTCCCGGATCACGGAACTAAAGAAGATGTACCAAGAGGTCCTTACCACTTGTTTCGTTCTAAAATTGGCGCCAGAGAACGTTGTATGAGTCGAGAGGCGTGGTCCGTTGGTTTTGGTTATGAAGAACTTCATGGATATTTTCCGCATGATCGAGGTTGGTACATAGATGGTTATCATAAAAAACCGGAGCTTTTAAAAAATTTTGTAAAAAAAGCAGTCTTCCTCTCCAAAGACGAATTTGATTATGATACAATTAAATAAACTTGCATTATGGACATAAAAAATATAATGATGAAAAGACAACCCCTTTGCAAAGAGTGTAATGGCATGGGTTATGTGATCGGTACGTTAGGCGGTCGCGCAGCTTGTCTATTTTGTAATGGCGGAGGAAACACGGGCCACGGTTCACGGGCAGCTACGACAATTCAAATTATAAAATGGTGTGAGGATTATTTAGATGGCAAAAAAGAAGGATGGTATCACTGACTTTACAAAGTCTCTCGTTCTTCTTGCGCACAATTTAAATAAAAAAGATTATGACTTAGTTGCGAATACTATGTTTGCTCTACACAACGGAGTAACCTTCGGTTATAACACTGAATTCGATCCGGCTATGATCAACGACGCAGCACAAATTTACAAACTCCACAAATCCAAAACATACAAAAATAATATAGTAAAACTAAAAATGGTCTCAAGTAGAAAGGACACAGATGTTAAGTTATAATAAAGAAATGTACTCACTGTTTGATGACCCTGTCGAGTTATTTAATATCCCAAGACTGGAGCAATGGTCTGGCGCACAAATCCACCAGCTACTGGCTGATATGGAAAGGCACTATGAGGTCGCCTCTCATTTAAATATACCAACGGAGGCTAAATTTCATTATCGTGACTTATTCGTCAAACTTGTTAAAACTTATGGGCACTGACATTGCCACTGATTTAATCAATGAAACTCAGCAATGTGCAGAGCAGCGCCTATGGAGGCATGTTTTAGTTAATGCTTTTTCTGAGAGTAAGATACCTACATCCGATCGTAAATCTAGTATTTATAAAATGGAAGCTCATGAGTGGATTATAAAAGACAATAAAGATTTTTCAACTATTTGTTGGTGGTCAGGATGGGACCCTGAAGACGTGCGAAGACAATATCTTAAAGCCCTTCGTAGCGGAGATGTAACATTCAATAGAAGACAAGTAATGTGGGCTGATTATTATAAAAAATATTTAAAGCTTAAGACAGCTAAAACTAAAGAAGAAAGACGAAATTTAAGAATGGGATTAGAGGCCACGCGAGCTGCTATCTATACAGCTACAACCGCTCTTGTCAGTAATTTTATTGTATTTCAACAGGCTTAAACTCCAGGACACAAGACTAATCCGAATAACTCCGTCGCTTATATCCCGGAGAAAGGGAGTCAAATATGAACAAATGAAATGCACAGATGACTATCTACATCCTAACAAACAAGCTTCGGTTTTGTCAAATTCTTTCTGCGAGAATAATGTTTTCTTTTTTTCAAAAACCATTGATATTGAGTGTTCCGACGCGATATCATTCGCCCCCGAGCTACCCCAGTCCTGATCATCTTCATTTACTACGCAATTTGATTTCTTCATATCTTTACTATAGTGACAACCAAGGTATTGGCACAAGATGAACGAGGCTTTATGCGGTAAAATAGGTAAAATGTTGTAAATTAATAATTTACTAATAGTAAAACTTGTAAAACAGGGGGCGTAGTCTCCCAGAGGCCCCCCTTCTCTATAGGCTCAAGCCTATTCCTAGTTTACCAGTATACCTACTGCTTACAAATACTTTTTTTAAAAATATGTTTGTAAGGAAAAAAACTAGGAAACTAGGAAATATCTATATATATCAATAACTTAAAGCAAAAATAACTAGGAAATAACTAGGAAATATTACTGAAAATTAGGAAAATAAAGCGATCTCACTCTTAAAATAAAAGTTTTTTAAAATATAGTTGTAAGATGAAGGTATAGTAGAAAACCAGGAAAGGTTGTATATTGACTTGTATGGCCGGTAAATCCAATGCATTAAAAACAACAATTGAACTTACTCCTAAACAGAGGAGTTTTGTGGATATCCTTGTAGCTAATTGGGGGAAGATGCCTAAAGTTAAAGCTGCGATTGAAGCTGGTTATAAATCCAACAAACCTGAGGGACCGGTAGAGACTGCCAGTCGCCTAACCAATCCTGAACTTAATCCACATGTATGTAGATATTTAGAAAAACGTCTTACACAAGAATTACAGAAGTATGAAAAAGATAAGCTAAGAAGCTATAAAAAATTTGAAAACCTAGGCGAGGATGCTGCCAAAAAGGGACAGTATACTGCTGCAATCAATGCCGAATTTAGGAAAGGCCAAATGGCTGGCTTTTTTGTAGACAAAAGAGAAGTTAAACATATTGGATTGGAGGGCATGTCTCGTGAAGCGCTGGAAAAAAGGTTATCCGAACTTGAACAAAAACTCGGAGAAGCGAAAAACATCATTAACGTTACGCCAGAAGCGATTGTTAGCAAGTAATAACAAAGGCGATTTCTTTAAGGTGTTTAACGAAGTACATAATTCTCATTTGTTAACTACAAGTGTTGGGAGCGTAAATGTCAAGACAGAGACGAAAATTTATAAACAAGAAAGCAAAAAGAGAAATTGATCGTTATCCTATGGTGGAAGTCCACTGGAATGATATAACCTCTGACGCGAGTTGGCAATCGGTCACTCATCTAAATAAAGCTAAACTTACCCCCTGTGTAACCAAGGGACACCTACTTTCAAGATCTGCCGGAGTCACGCGAGTTTTTGGAGACTACTCTCTTAAAAACCAGGAGTCAGGAGAAATTGAGGAGATAGGAAACACTACCATTATCCCTAATTCTGTGATAACAAAAATACAGAAACTCAAATGAGCAAAGAAGGAGGTAACAATGGCTAAGAAAAAGAAAAAAGCCAAAGGCAAGAAAAAGAAAAGTAAAAAGAAGAAAAAGAAATAAATGGATGTATGCTTTGTTGTACCAGGAATTGGTGAGAAAGCTTATCAAAAATTAGCTAGTGTCTATTCTGCAATTGAGCCCCCTACATGGGCCCTGCTGTTAGCACAAGCTTTGCGTGCTTCTAAATATGAAAGTGTTATTTTAGATTTTGAAGCAGATCGTAAATCCTTAGACGAAGCAACAAAAGACATTCATAACACAAAATCTAAATTAGTGGTGTTTGTTTTGTACGGACAAAACCCCAACTCAGGCACCACTATGATGATAGGCGCAGCTGAGTTAGCTAAACAATTAAGAGAAAATTATCCCGAATATAAAATAGCATTTATAGGCTCACACGTTTCTGCATTACCGCAGGAGGTAATTAAATTAGACTATGTTGACTTTGCTTTTATTAATGAAGGAGTCGCAGGTCTATTAGCTTTATTAAAAACAGATTTAAATAATAGACTCAGTGGAGTGCCGGGCTTAATGTATAAAGACAAAGATGGGCGCCCACACAAAGGTGGCATTGCCAGAATTATTACTAATCTGGATGAGGAGCTTCCTGGTTATGCCTGGGATTTGGTAGACTTAACCAAATATAGATCCCACTTCTGGCATTCTAATTTTTTATATGACCAGCGTACGCCCTTTGCATCTATCTATACTTCGCTTGGGTGCACCTTTGGTTGTAGCTTTTGTATGATTAATATTGTTAATCGTACATCTTATGCAGGTGAAATTAGTTCTGCTGATTCTAAGGGTATGAGACACTGGAGCCCTGAGTTTATTTTAAAAGAGTTTGAAAAATTGTGGGAACTTGGAGTCAGAACTTTACGTTTGACTGACGAAATGTTTTTTCTAAATAAAAAATATTATGTTCCAATCTTAGAGGGATTAATTAAGAGAGGACTTAAATTTAATTTATGGGCTTATGCTCGTGTAGATACCGTTAGACAGGACCAGCTAGAATTGTTTAAAAAAGCAGGAGTGAATTGGTTATGCTTAGGAATAGAGTCAGCTAATCAAGAAGTTAGATTAGAAATTGACAAAGGTAGATTTAGAAAAATTAATATCAGAGAAGTGGTGCAACAGATTAAAGATGCTGGCATTGCTGTGCTAGGAAATTATATCTTTGGTTTTCCTGAAG